ATCCAAGAATTAAAAGAAAAAACCGATATCGGTGGATTAAGGAAATGAAATGGTCGACTTATCAACCTTTGTTGAGGTGACGCTAAACGAACACGATGACTTTTTAAAAGTGAGGGAAACGTTAACCAGAATTGGCGTATCATCACGTAAAGAACGGGTTTTATACCAGTCTTGCCACATCCTTCACAAGAGAGGGCAATACTATATTGTCCATTTTAAAGAATTATTTGCCCTAGACGGTAAACCATCTAGCATCATAGATAACGATATTGAAAGGCGAAATGCAATTGCTAAACTCCTGGAAGATTGGGGTCTAGTTAAGATTGTTAATCCTGAAATTATGTTAGACAAGATTGCGGCTATTCATCAAATTAAGATTATATCTTATAAGGAAAAGGATGAGTGGGAACTAGTCAGCAAGTATAACATCGGAAAGAAATCTCAGGAATGATTGAGGCTCTTGCAAAGTTGTATAAATAATTGTTCCCACCTTAGGGCTGTTTGATGCTACGGTATAAGGCGTCCGTGTAATTACACCTCCGACACGATAGTTCGGACCAGTATAAGGTAAGCTGGAAGTTATGCCTTCGGGGTAACATTTTTTTAACTTGCTTTTAAAGGAGAACTTTATGACAACATTAAGATTCACACATCTTTACCCTTCCGTTGTTGGCTTTGATCGACTACTTGACACATTTGATACCATGCTAACGGAAAAACCTACCACTTTCCCTCCACACAACATTGTTAAAGTTGATGATAATAATTATCTTGTTGAACTTGCTGTTGCTGGATTCGCAGAAAGTGAAATCACTATTGAGGTGTTGAAAAATACTTTGACTATCAAAGGTGAAAAAAGCCTTGATGACACCAGAAACTATTTACATCGTGGTATTGGCACACGTTCGTTTAAGAAAACTGTAACGTTGGCTGATACTGTGCAAGTTGATGGTGCAAGTTTGGATAATGGTGTTCTTACAGTAAAACTTATCAATATTGTACCAGTTGAAAAACAACCGGTTAAAATTGCTATCAATACAGTAAGTAAACCACAATTACTCCAAGAAAAAGTTTAATTATTACCTGAAAAATCTGCCTTCTTGTGTTATAATAAGCACTTGAAGGCAGAAAGTAAACTATGAAAATTGCTCTAGCATCCGACGTACACCTTGAATTTGGTGAAATATCTTTTGAGAATACCGAGAACGCTGATGTTCTTATTCTCTCTGGAGATATTTGTGTGGCCGCAGACTTGATGGTAAAAGATGATATTGGATTCTTTGATAAAAATGTTCGCTCTGAAAAATATCATAAATTCTTTCAAGAATGTGGTGAAAGATTTCCGCATGTCATTTATGTTATGGGAAACCATGAACACTATAACGGTGATTATCGGAACACTATTACAACTTTGCGTGATAGGCTTTCTTATATACGCAACCTCCGTATCTTAGATAAAGATGTTTTTGTTGTTGATGATGTAACATTCATCGGTGGTACTTTGTGGACAGATATGAACAAAGAAGATCCAATTACTCTGATGCAAATGTCAGGTATGATGAATGACTTCCGTTGTGTTCAAAATAGTAATCGGGTGACAATCTTTAAAGATGAAGATGGTAAATTCCATGAACGCAAAAGTCGTTTCACACCAGAAGATGCTGTGGAAGACCACAAGCAAATGATGGATTATATTCGCATTATGATTGAGGGCAAGTTTGACCAAAAGTTTGTTGTCGTTGGGCATCATTCTCCAAGCAAACAGTCAACACATCCTCGGTATAAAGAAGAAGTGGTTATGAATGGTGGTTATAGTTCCGATTTGAATGATTTCATTATGGATCATCCACAAATTAAACTATGGACTCATGGGCATACACATGAAGACTTTGATTACATGATTGGTAGCACAAGAGTTGTTTGTAATCCACGTGGTTACATTAATTATGAAAACCGTGCTGATAGATTTGAACTTAAATTTTTGGAGATTTGATATGAAACCAGGTGCTAATTTTAAAATTAATCGTAGCGTTAAACGCCGTATGGCTACTATCGTTAATCCATTTGAAAGGCATTCGTATAAGAATGCAATGATTCAAGCGCAACTTATTGGCAATAAGCCTGTTGTGCATGAAAAGAAAAACAAAAACGGAGAATGATTCTTGTGAAAGAAAAATTTCGTGATGCATATATGAAGGTGGCTGAGACTTTTGCAGAATTGTCTTCCGCTAAACGCCTTCATGTTGGTGCCATTGTAGTCAAAGAAGATAGAATCATATCTATTGGTTACAATGGTATGCCATCTGGTTGGGATAACAATTGTGAAGATAAAGAATATATGGACCAAACCGCGGGTGGTTGGTTGTCACCTGAAGAAATTAAAGAACAGTGGCCATGGAGTGAACAACAGTTACCAAAAACTGAAGACCTTCCATGGCTTCGGTATAAACTTGTAACTAAACCCGAGGTGCTTCATGCAGAAACAAATGCGATTGCAAAACTTGCTAAGTCTACACAATCTGGTTTGGGCGCTACTATGTTTATTACCCATGCTCCATGTTTGGAGTGTGCCAAACTTATCTACCAAAGTGGTATTAACAGTGTTCTATATCGGAACTCTTATCGTAGCGATGATGGTATCAAGTTTTTGGAAAAAGCGTCCGTAGAGGTTGAAAAAATATGAGTAAAGTTTACACATCAAAAGTTATTGAAATCTGTGAAAACGGCGATGCAATAATTGAATTGCCTAAAGAACTTATGGAAGATATGGGTTGGAAAACAAATGACCTGTTAGACATTGACTATGTTAATGGCGAACTTATCATTAAAAAGATTGAAGAAACTCGTATGAAAAGATACTGGAGAATTTTCAAATCTTTTTTTCAGAAAACTAAATAAAACAACCGCGGGATAGTAAAACGGTATTACGGAGGACTCATAATCCTCAGTTCTTGGTTCGATTCCAGGTCCCGCAACCAATAGGATATATTATGACTGATATGAATAAAGACGTTAATATTTTTATTGACGCATGTGACCAAGTACCATCTCTGGAGAATATTAGTCTCTACCGAAATCTTATCAATGAAGAATACTGGGAATTTCAAGACGCACTAAAAGCAAAAGATGATGTAGAACAACTAGATGCATGTATGGACATGATTTGGGTTATTTTAGGTTACTGCCGCATGAAAGGCTTTGAAGTACCTGGTGCTTGGGCTGAGGTAGCACGTAGCAATCTATGCAAGATTGATTCTGTGACTGGTAAAGTTATTAAGAATGAATCAGGTAAAGTTATGAAACCTGAAGGATGGACTGATCCAGTGCTTGCACCTTTTGTTAAACTGTGATATAATATCGTTATGGATGAAGATACAAGAGAAATTCTATTAATTCTGCAAGAAGAATGTGCGGAAGTTATTCAAGCAATAAGCAAATGTTTTCGTTTCGGTCCTGACCAATTAAAACCTGGTAAAGACAAAACGAACATTCAAATGTTGCAGGAAGAATTGGGTGACCTTCTGGCTATGATTGATTTGCTTGTGAAGAAAGATGTTGGTGTCAATTGGAAAGAATTGATGTTAGCAAAGCAAAACAAATTTTTAAAACTTAAACAATGGAGTAATATTGAAATTGATTAATATCAATACATCAAAACTCGCCTATCATATGGCAGTTGAAAACAAACTCCAGGCATACAAGTATGACCTGGTTCTGCGTGAGTTTGACAATATGGTTGAACTTATTGGTCTAGTTAATGACCCAACCCAAGACATGGCCGACTTCCGCGGTCGTGAAATGTTGTTCCCCAAGAAGTGGGTAACATTGAAAACCTTTTTTGCCGAAGAAAGGATTAAAGTATGAGTTTGAAACTTATTACTTTCAAAACAAACCAAACCATTCTTGGTGAAGTTGAGTATAGCGGTGGTGTATACACCGTAAAGAAACCTGTGCAGGTTATTGTACAGCCAACTAAAGATGGTCCAATGATGGGCTTCTCTCCATTCTTAGATTACTGTCTAGAGTTTTCCACTGGAATTGAATTCGTATCTTCGGATATTCTAACTGTAACTACACCAGCGATTGAATTGTCAAATCAATACAATCAAGTCTTTGGTTCTGGTATTCAAATCGCATCTTCTATTCCTAGATTTTAATGAGTAATTTTTACACTAATGTAATTTGTGTTGGCAACAACATTCTTTACAGAGGCGTAGAAAACGGTAGGCGTGTAAAACTCCGCGTGGGTTACACGCCTACTATGTTTTTGCCTTCTAATAAAGTAACGAAATGGAAAACTCTCCATGAAGAATCATTGGAAGAGATTA